GACGGTCCCACTGCTGAACTGTGGCGCGGAGTCCTTCCAAGTTGGTGCCGAACATCCCAGCAATGATGGTCCAGAACCCACGGTTAACTTCCTGAAGACCCTGGTGGAACGTTGTCCAGTCCCTATTAAAGGCACCTGTAAAGATGTTCAAAGCACCAGCAATAATGTCAAACGCACCCTGGAAGACAGTGATCGCATCACCCATCTCCGAAGCTACAGTGGGACCGAAGACATCGACCAGGAAGGCAATGAAGCTGACTAGTGAGTTGAGGCAGTTAAGAACAGCAGGGATAAACGTCTCGGTAAGCTCATTAACGAATGGCTGAATCTTCGGCCATACTTCCTCCATGAACACCGCACCAAAGCGTTGCAAGGCAGGAATCAGTCGGTCAGTAATGGCTGCGACAAGATTATTCCAAGCCGGTAGAATCTTCGTGTTGAAATTCTCAACGATCGTATCCCAGATCGGCTGCCACTTAGCCTTCAGATCCTCAACAGTCGCATTGAGACTGTTACGCAGAGTATCGTTTTCTTTGTAAAGATTGGTAAATATTACAGCGAGACCACCCAGCACACCGATAGCAATACCGACAGGTCCGGTTGCGCCTAATGCCATTGCTGCCCAGACTGCACCGATAGCAAGAGCAAGAGCTTGAATCACCGGAAGTGGCGCACTGTTGAACTTGTCAAGAATCTCAGTAAGAATTGTCAAGATCAGCGTACCAAATGGCTCTAGGGCAATCGCCAACTTGATAACGAACTCGACAACTTCTCCCAGGAAAGCGCCAACTACTGGCAGTGAACGCTTAGCCGCTTCCATAAAAGCTATGAAAGTCTTGTTCTGACCGATCTTTTCTGTCCATGCCGCAAATTCCTCCAGACCATCAGTAATCATTCCCATAATCTCAGAGCCGCCGAGATCCCAGAAGGCCCGAGTGAGGTTACCAACGATCTGAATAAGAGCAAAGATCGACCGGAAGAGCATGTCAGTGGCCGGAAGCATAGCTCCAGAAAGGAACTTGACGAACTGTTGCCACCAGGCACTCTTGAAGAATGTCTCGGCTCTAGCACCAGCGGTACTGAAAGCCTGAGCTGCACTATTGATTAATGGATTGAGAGTCTTCAGACCGGCAGTCGCAGCGTTGAACCAAGACGCTAGAGAAATGCCTACGATTCTCTGGTTTGACTTGATAAGCTTGTCGTACTCGCCTTGCATTGCCTTCATGGCATTGCCAGCTTCACGCAAGCCAGGAGGCAACTTATTTATCTCAGCTTGGCCACCAGCTACCGCATCTTTAATCTTCTTAAAGGCCGGAACTAAAACCAAAGCCAAGGCCCCGGCACCAAGTCCGGCAATGAGCAAAGCAGAGGTCAGTGCTCCTACGGCACCTACCGCAGCAGTGAAGCCGGAGGCTATGACGGGGAGCGCAGCAATGACAGCAGCAGCAAGCTTCTGGAAGTGCGAGGTGCCTCGTCCAAAACTACTACTGGCATCACTACCAAAGGCTCGTGTGTTAGCTCTGAGCTTGACTGTCTGATCGTTCAGAGTATTCAGCAGCTTGCGAAACGCAATGACTTCTGCTGTGGCCTTACCGGCATCAACATCAATGTTGGCGGTGGCAGTGTACTTCTCTTTGGCGAAGTTCCTGGCTTGCGCTCTAGCGGCAGCTAAGCCAGCAGTGAATGGATTCCGATTCAGTGTGAGAGTCGCCTCGATAGCGCCTGCATCGAAAGCCATCGAGACGACCCTCACATTCTATTCAGTTGACGATCTCTAGCTTTATCCCCAAGTCATCCATGTCGGTAATGTCTCCCTCGACTGGAGTATCCTGCGGAGTTTCCTGTCCTGCTTCTGCCCGCAGATATTTGGCTAGTTCATCCATATACATCCGCGGTTGCCACCAGGGTAGTGCATCCCACTCATCTGCTGTCTTGTTGAAGTGGAGTAGCGCCCGGAAATACTCTACACGGACCGCAGGCGGACCGGCGAGGTAGTCGTACCGGGCGCTTGCAATTCCGGGTTCATGAGATTCTGCATGAGATATCCAAAGAAGCCCATGAATGGTCGGTATCCTAGTGCCGTCAACTGGTCATGAGTTGGTGCGCCACCAACCCACTGTCCATCTCGCTCTTCTCCACCGCAAAGACGAGAAAGCGCATCAGTGACACCTTCAGTCAGCTTGTCGAACATCTCCTCATCATCGATCTTGTTCATTATTCGAACAATCTCGTCAGGAGAAGTCGTGTCAGCTTCCTTGTCTTCAGCCACGTTCATTGACTTGAAGACAAGCTGAACCTCCTTAAAGAATCGCTTCGCTGCGAATCGAGAAGGCTCAGGCACGACACCCACAACTTCTGGATGCCCATAAGCGGTGAAGTCGTAGGCAAGATCCCCTCCCAGGGAGTTGCCATCGAACTTTGGCACTAGGATCGACGACCTTTCTTAGTTACGGCAGAGCAACCGCGTTCCACTCACGGATGAGAGCGGAACTAATCGGAGACACCAGACGGAAACTAACTGCATAGAGACGCTGAGTCTCTGCATTTCGATAAGAAGTCTCCACATCGGCCACCGAAAGAACGTCAAGCCAGAGCACACGACGCCACTGTCGAACGTTACTGGCATTCGTCTTCGTGTTCTCACCCTCAAGACCAAGAGTGAGGTGGTCGATGTCCTGAGCAATCGTCAGCTCACGGTATCCTGGGACACCCGAAGCTGCTGCCACAGTAGTGATTGTACCACCACCGTAAGCCAGCTTAATCGTCTCCAGCGTGTCTTCCGCCAGAGTCACCTCAATACGCGGGTCAACCGAAGTCGTAGCAATGTCGACCGGGTTAATCTGCTCTTCAATCGTGATGTCGTTGGTGCTACGTGAGAATCGAACTGTAGCACCGGAAGCACTCGCACCGACAGAAGTCCAGTTAGCATTGCCGGTCGCCGGAACCGACCAGTCTCCACCGATAGGAAGAGTGTTAGACGGAAGGGTTGCCGTGTCATCCTGCGGACGCACCCAAATCTGCGCCTGACCACGAATGACATTCTTACGAGTGTACCGAGGAATCATTCCGACACCTGCTCAATCTTCACGCCACTAGCCTCAGCCACTGGAAGGAGCTGCTTAGCCTGAGCGTCAGTCAGAGGAGTACCGCCAGAGGTCACTACTGGCATACCCTCCATCACAAAGTGATCCGTTGGGTACAGCACCCGGTAGACCTTTCCAGCCTTGTCACTGGGGGCAGGAGCATTACTGATAAGCTCCGCCGCACTTCCAGAAACTACATCGACATTACTTGGGCGATTAGCGACGACGTCGCCATCCACCCCAATCTGCTTTTCAGCCATATTAAAAACCCCACCCACTAATTATTCAGTTTTACAAATCCGTGGCAATCGTCACGTAGTAGTTACAAGTAAACGCATAACGTCCAGCAGTGTCCGGAATGAAGAGTTGATTCGGGGACCCGCCAGTCCTACCGATGAAGTAGATGTACGTCCCATCAAGAAACTCATAAGGGTCCCTACCACTGACTAGAATACACTGATCCACCTCGTTGGCAATGTACTCTGCATCGTCATAGTTCCGGTCAGCGCCCCGACACTCCAGAGTGAACCCTCTATTGTCCTGGATTCCTTCCATATCAAATCCAGGACCTGGGAGCATCCGCACATAAATAATCCGCCCAGTGGGCGGAACTCGATCGTTATGAACGGTTGCACCGCTCTGGATATGATTCTCAATCCACTCTACCAAATGTCGACTGGTAAACATCACCGTGTCATCCTCGGAGCGATGGCAGGACGGTCGTAGATCAGTCGTCCATTATCCGAAACGCTAGGGTGACCAGACATGGAAAGCCTACCAGTGTCCTTCGGAGCATTCTCCCAGACGTACCGAGACATAGTCTCAGCGATGTCTACCATCTCTCCGTGAATATCTGTGCCCAGTGGAGTGATAGCCGCCCTAGCTAGTCCCTCGATAAGCTCGAAAGCGTGCTCTAGAAGAGGACCACCAAGGTAATGAGAGCGTCCATTGGTGTGCCGGAAGTGATCTGTCTGGTGCTGGTTCTGAGCGTATGGTTGGTTTACCACGCACTTAGCTGTGATTTTTCCCCAACCAACTTCACGCTCAAGGTGAGCCATGCGCCGGTCAAACTTTTGCAGTGCCATCAGATCACCTCCGATCTACTTATAGAGCTTATCTGGTGGGATGTAGCCCTCTTCAAATGTTGGATAGAGCGGGAAGAGAGGTTCCGGGTACTCGTTATAGACTGCCGCCACTGCATCATCCAGAGAAGTAAGCTCCACGGCCCCCTCTACGTCCACTCGTCCAGTCTGGATCGCATCAAGCATCCGGCGAGAACGGTCATAGAGGATGAATAGAGGATCGTCACTGGCTACTGGATTCGATCCTCGGTAGATGAGGAGCGAGATGTAGGAGGCAATGTTGACGGACAGACTGTGAATGAGTGCCGGAACCGAGCCATCAAGGAACGGAACATCGTAACGACGTTTCAGAGCGAGATTGATCTGGGAGTCGGCGTCAGCAATGGCGTACTTGATCTGATCGACATCAAGATCTGCCGGAGTTTCGTTACGGGTTTCATCCCGACGACCAATCAGAACCTTGATTACATCATCTACAGTCGAGTACGCCATTGCCAACTCCCCTACTTCTTAGCCTCGGCAGCCTGTCCCTTGTCAGAGGCAGCAGAGGCAGCAGTGTTCCGAGGACCAGCATCCGACTCGTCCTTAACGAAAACTGGAACACGAGTGTCGACTAGTGCGTCAAGTTCGTCACCCTCTGGAAGAGCCCAGGACGGGACCTTGTCGCCACGAGAAAGACGGTGAACCTTCTGATCCTCTGGATTCACCACATGCCACATGTCAACGTTCAGTCGGTAAGCCATAATGACCACCCATTCCCTGTTTACGGAACCGCAGTGATGGTGCCCTGGACACCGTTAATGAGGACACAAGACTTCGGCGTGTCAATAGCACACACGGCCCGACGAGTAAAGTACGTGGTGTAGGTCTGCTCACGCTGGTGGTATTCCATTGGAGAGCCAGAGAGAGGCCACTCTTCCGACACAAAGCCGAGAGTGTTGCGCTTCAGAACGAGCGCGTGGTTCGTCAGAATCTCCCACGACTGCACGATGTCCAGGTTACCAAACTTAGTTGGGTAAGAGAGCTGGTATCGCGGAGAGACAGTCGTTGCTGGGGAGTTCATGAAGACCTTGTTGACTTCCTCAGAGTCCAGGAGGATTGGCATCAAGGATGGGTGCACAACCAGCGTGTCAGGAACAATGCCGTAGCGATCGTTACCAATAGCGCCCTGGATCTGCTGGTTAGCCATAAGGTACTGCGCGTTAGCGATGTCCTTACGGATTCCTGCGGTGGGTGTAAGTCCAGCGCTAGGAACAACGTCCGTGGCCCAACCACCAGTAGCCTGACGAGAAGCGTTCATGGTGAGCATTGAGGAACGGTAAACTGCCAGGAAGAAGACCGCATTCCAAGCACGAATCATCTGGTCCCGAGCAAGCGAGACTTCCTGGGCCACTCGACCAACGTCGTTACGGGTCTCCATTTCCTTGGAGACCTTCAGACCAAGACCACGCTTCTGTGTAGCTGCAACGACTGGCATCGAGATGTCAGACTGAGTAGTCGGGATCTCACCGAACTCAGCAATGATCTCAGCAGCACGCGCGGAAGCAAAGGCAACCTGCTCCTGATACTGAACTGCACCGCCAGGAGCGTCAGGACCCTTACGAAGAAGGAGATCAGCAATAAGATTGTCCTTGACCCCTGCGATAACCATCCCAGGAACCAAGGAAGGCCGCTTCATCATCTGCGAAACGGTCCACTGTGGGGAGTCGTAGCTATGCCCGACCCTCTGAACAACAGCCATTTTAAGTTATCCTTAGCGAATCGTCAGCCGAACACGGCCTTCGGCGTTGTTAGCAATACCGCCTGGCTCAATGACAATACCAACAACAGATCCTGTACCAGAAGCAGCCATAACGCCAGCAGCTCCAGCGTAGACTCGCGCACCATAAGCAAGAGCGCCACCGGTAGTATTCTTAATCCACCACGAGCCACGGTAAGCAACCGCAACCTCGTTAGGTGGGTTCATGGCGCCACCAACGTTACGACCCCACGCATCCTGAGTAACAGACTGCATGCCAGCAGTGGCAGCCGCGTCACCCAGTGCGAGACCAAGAACAGTAGCCGTGTTGACGACCGTTGGCTTCACCTTGCCGGTAACACCGTCAGGCTCAACGAAAGTACCACCAACAATGTTAGTGGAGACCAGGTGGGTTTCCGGTCCATGCTCCAGATGTGGCCTAAGACCAGCCATTTCAGACCTTCCCTATTCTTAACTAGAAATCTAATTAGATACCGTTAGCGTTCATCCAGGCGCGCATGTCCGACTCGGAGACGTCATCCTCACTACCGATACCGGTAATACCGTGACCGCGCTCCCCGCCAAGATCGACAGTGCCCTTCATCGTCTCCAGAAGGTTGAGCATCTGAGTACGGGCGTCAATCTTCACCGTGTCGCCATCGGCATCAGACAGGTCGTAAACCTTAGCGTCAGCGTCAGTCATCACTGGGTCAGCCAGATCGAGAGCGGCCGGAGGGACACCCTGAGAGAGAAGGAGCTGCTTCTTGGCAACCCACGCGTCCCGGATTGCCTGAGCCTTAATGGAAGCCAGACCGGAGACCGCATCCTGAGCAGCCTGCTTGGCCTCAGCAATGGTCTTCTGGTCCTCTTCAGAAAGAGTCACCACAGTCTTAGTGGTGTCCTTCTCATCCTGAGTCTTCATGATCTCCTGGTAAGCCTTCATCTGCTCCTGGAAAAAGTTGTACTCATCCGCAGAGAGCGTGAAGGTCTTGTCATCTCCCGTAGTCTTAGTCACTGGCGTTTCCTTAACGTCCTTATGGGCAGCAATGGTCTCATCGGAGAAATCAAAGATCTCGGCACCCTCGATGTTCTCCTCGTCCGAGAGTTCAACCTTCTCCCAGGGAGACATACCGGAAGCGCGTGGTACAACCGTACCAGCTACGTGCTGAATGGCCCCGGCAAACTTCTTGCCATCCATTCGGTTAAGGTCTAGAACGAGTCGAGGAGAGACTCCAAAGTTTGGGTACTTCTCGACATACTGAGCAGCATCCTGCTCCAACTTGAAGTAACCCCAAGTGCCCTTACTAGGAACATACTCGACATTCGCCATAGTGCCCTTGCGAATAGTCGGGTCGTTCGAGTGAGCACCGAACTGGAAAGGCACTTCATCGTAAGCCTTGTCCTTGAAAGACTGGACAAAGGTCTTGTGCTGGTCAGCAGTCAGGTCAAGCTCAACCTCGGAGCCGTCCTTAGTGCGATACTTAAACTTTCCTTCGGGAAGAATCTGCTTCTTGTAGAAGACTTCACCGGTAGACTTATCCTTGACCTTAGTGGTAGCACCACCAGTCAAGGTTGGACCAAGCAGGATTTCGGTCATTATTGTCCCTTTAGACCTTTCTTAGTCATAAGTGCAGCAGCGGCAGAGATTGCCTCGCTCAGAGTGCGAACCGAGGCAGTGAACCCACCGTTCCCTTGGATGAAATAACCACCAGGGGTGCGCTTTACCCAACCCACTCTATCAGGAAGGTTGTAGCTCTCGCCAACACGGAGGTTAGTAATGTTACCTACGATCCGACGCTTAGCAGCGATCAGCTCTGAAGGATCAAGCTTGTTCCCAAACTGACCACCAGTAGTGCGTACGTGCTTACTTTCGTCGTACGACGCTCCCTTTACGCCAGTACTCACCGCAGAAGTAGAGTTGCCAAACGTACTGTAGACAGTGCCGCGCATCTGTCGCAGAAGACTGAGGTCAAAGATAGTCCTACCATCGACAACCTTCTGCTCCATTGCGTGAGAACGAGCTTTCTTGCCCTCCCATTCAGCAATTGCCTTAATAGCCTTAGGGTTGCCCTTGGCTGCCCACTTCTTGCACTGCTCTACGGCAGCAGCAATTGCATGAGAGACAGTCATACCGGGAGAGTCGTAGAAGATATGCTTAGCTACCCTCTTAATGAAGGGGGGCAGTCCACCAACCTTCTCCACCCAGTTGTCTGGCCCACCAGGCTTGTTCGGGAGATCTGGATGTGTTCGGCTAGAGTGTCCCGATTTGGCCATCTACACCACCTTTCTAGTAGTATGCAATCTGCCGAAGCGTTCCACCAACGTTGATCGTCAAATACCCAATCGGGGTAGCTGGAAGTGCGCCACCACCCCCCGCGCTAGGAGCTGTCGTAGTAGTGACTGGGTCAGGATCGGACAGTAAGTCAGCAGTTGGTTCGGATGCGTGATAAGCACGAACTCTGCCTAGTTGAAATGTACCGGTAGCCGTACTGTGCAGACTGAACCCAAGTTGATTCGATGTACTGTACGAATTATGTAGAAATCGATAGCGGCGCCACACACTAGATAACGAAAAGCGACGAGTCCATTTACGAGTTCCGTTGAACATGACAAAGCATATAGCAGAAGCGGCAGGTGTACCGCCACCGACTCGCGCATCGAATTCTACCCAAACTGGTACTCCTACTGTCATTCCAGTAAGACCTGCATAGATTGACCCATTTGCGGCCGTCACGGTAACAGTTGCGGCATTGGTACCACCCACTGAATCAGTAATTCCAGAAAGGGTAACGTTGCTGATAATGTTGAGAGTGGGTACCTGTTGAGTGCCGGTGAGATTGACGAATCCCACCGCTGAACTCCCGCCCAAATAAAGGAGTGGCTGATCTACTGCTTGGAATGCGCCTGACGGGTCGACTACTGTTACGTACCCAGATTTCGTGCAAGCAACGATCAGAGAAGGATCGTAGTTCACTCCAATGTCGTGGTTGATCAAAGGGCCAACGATGTTCGTGCCAATCTGCCCGAGATCCATTCCACCTGGCGCAGTTACGGTAACGTCGATGATAGAAGTAGGCAGAGTGGAGGACAATGCATGGTGCGCAACTGACTGTGCGCGTAGTGATGCAGTGAAGCTAGTGATGAACGCCGGAGAGTTACCGGAAGTACCAGCCTGGCCGTTACCTAGATATACGTGTCCGGCTATGTTTCCAGTACTGGCCGATAGTAGAGGTAGCCGAGTTGCTGCGGTTGAACCTGTTGCAGTATCCTCGTCGGCGTAGAGGACACGGTAATCCATTGAGTTGATGTTCTCATTGCCGAACTTGTTACCCTCACATAGGAACAGGGCGTCTCCCTGTCCTGAGATCGGCACTATCCAAAGATCTGTTCGAGGTGACGTACCGCCAGCGACAAATCGAATAAAGTCATTATCACGAACCTTGACCGCCCCACCTGCGGTACCACCACTATTTTGTCCGAGTTTGAGGTGTACCCGATTGACCAGGAACGCATTAGAGGTGATTACACTTTGAGCGTTGTCACCTGCCAGAACAATTCCGAACGTGGCGGTAGTATCGTTTACAGCGCGGAACACATTTGCTCGGATATGCCAGTACGGTTGATCGACCGAGAGGCTGGAGATTGCAGCTCCGGTGTAATTGTAGAACTCACACCGCTCGACCACCAACCAATTCTGGACGCTAGCTATCGTATTAGTGAATCGAATAGCACCGAACCCACCCTCAAAGCGGATTCCTGTAACGTACATGCGGTGGACGGCCGATGCCCCAGTGATAAATGAGGCTCCTGCTGCCAGGGTGACTACAGTAATACCGCCACCGGCACCGGCACCTACTAGGTTGAGACCAGCCCCCTCAATACCTGACCCTGAATAGACGTAGTTTCCAGGAGGCAGGTACACGTTTGTACTCGCCGACCGTGCTGCATTGATCGCAGCGGTATCATCGGTAACTCCATTGCCTACAGCACCGTAATCAAGAACATTCGCAACGCTTTTGGTTGCAGCTCCAATGTCATTGCGAAATTCCGATGCAGTACGTGACTGCCATGCTCCGAAGAATCGTCGAGGATAGCCATCTCCAAGATTACCTAATCCAGTCAGGTCTAGATCTACCGGTTGAAAGCTACCTACTAGTACTGGGTCTTGTTCGATAGTACCTGCATACAACCGCACTCCATTGGCAGCAGCAAGAGTAAGAAACTCGCTGTCGAGATTATCTGGTATAACAATGCCGTTTGAGGTTATCCTTCGTGTTTGATTATCCGATAGAGTAAATACAAACTCGAATCCCTTATCCGTCCTATAGATAGACACTAGTTACTAATCACCAACCTGACCATGCTAATCAACCAATCTCGGCTCTGGTGCCTAGTCCTTGCCCTCATTAGATTGGGTGAACTGGGAGTTCGGTGGGAGCGGCGGACTCACCGTCTTCCTTGAGCAGTCTATCCAAGCTCTCCACAGGAAGATAAGCCCGGCCGTTAAGACCCCAATCCTTACCCCAAGAGTTAGTAACAACAATGACATCACCGAACAGAGGATGCTTAGGCCAATAGCCATTAGCCATAATCGCATGTCCACCTGCAATCTCTCCACCTACAGTGAGAAGACCACCAGCATTAGGCTTAAACATCTCCTCATACCAGTTGATACCGAGGATCACGGGCCCACGACGCACTACCCAATTGATCGTGTCATCGATACCGAAACACCAACCGTACTTAGCGAAGTAGTTAGCTCTCTGACAAGCCTTCATACCAGCGAGGACAGTTGCACCGTCTGAGTAGTTACGACCCTCAGATCGGTCTACGGCCTGCGCTGCGTAGAAGATCTTATGACCTGTCGAGTCACTGACGGCATAGGAGGCTGGCTTAGCGGCAAGCTCTCCAGCACAAGCGAATCCGACACAGTGACCATCCGTCTTCTGGTTCAGAGGGTCTCTGCCAGTTGTCCATACACGCTTGAATCGTGCTGTGGAGGGCACGATGGAGCGGGTCATGAAGTTCCGGGAGCGCTCATCCTTATGAAAATGAACATCTAGTACGGGCCGGATCGGTTCAGTCACCTTGAGTTGACCTTTGAGTAGTAGAGAGCTTTTACAGAATTATCGCAGAGATTGGCGACTTTATCAACCTGAGTTAGGGAGAACGCCCAGACCACAACAAAAACCGCCCCCACGAGGAGGGGCGATTTTTGGGTTAAATGTGAAGTTGTAGAGTCGCCTATGCTGACCTCTTCGTCGGCTTCCGCTTAGCACTTGTCACCGACCTTTCACCGAAGGGACGCTTACCAACGGTTCCGCCACCAGCCTGAGCACCAGCCTTTGCCTTGGCAGAGTGAGGGCCGCCTGCCTTCTCCTCTTCAGTAGCGGCAGTCTTGTTCCGCACCATGTTAGTTGCTGAATCGACTACCCCGGCCATCTGCTGTAGGTTGTCAGTCTCCTGGGGGGAGCCATTCACCTCCAGATCCTTCGCAACCTTGCCGGGATCTAGCTCAAGTAGCGTGGCAACACGGTTGACCAACTGGTCATAGAATTCAACGGGAACCTTAGCTCCGGTGGTAGCGACCTTAGAGAAGACGTCGAGGACATTGACTTCGTTGGCCTCGGAGAGAGGCCCGAACTTGAAGCGAGGAATAGAGGACTTCGGTCCAAAATTGTAAGCGATGAGTGGGCCGATGACTTCATTGGTGATCTGCCTCGCCATGTCCATTGCGACCATACGTCGCGTGCGGAGGTACATCTTAGAAAGACTCTCAGCAAGAGCGTAAGAGCCTTTGCCTGAAGCAGCCTGACTGGAAAGGCCCATGAACCCTAGAAGTCCGGAGTCGAGCATCTCGCTATCGAGCCAGGCCATTGCCTGCATGTATGTTTCGCCAGCACGACCAGACCCTTCAAATGGGTCGACTTCAGACTGTGAGTTCAGTCCGACGACTCCCTTTCCTCGGAGTTGCGCAACCTTTCGCGCATCTGCACGAGCCTGTCCCTCATCCGGATTGCGTACGACCGTCTTCGGCAGTACACCCTGGTCAAGAAACTGATACCAAAGCCACCGGATCTTACGCTTCGTCTGGAAACAATGATAAGGCACCTGCATTGCGGAGATTCCGAGCAGGGGGTCACGATGTGTTCCATGAATGTAGACAAAAGAGCGCTCCGGTGGGATGTAAACCCAGTCTGCCTCACCTGCGGTCCAGTTAACCGTAGGAGCTTCGCCGGTAAAAATGACAGGAAGCTGCTTATAGCCCCTTGGTTCGGCTCTACGTCCATCATAGGCGGCTCGACAGGTTTCCGGTGGACGGTAAGCGAGCTTGTGATAGACGACTTTGCCATCGTCATTGGTCTTGAAGACCTTCTCAAAGTACGCACGCTTGTTGGTAAAAGCGTCTGTCATCTGAGATACAAGCTGCTCGACCGTCGTAAGCGGGCCGCCTTGATGAGGGAGCGCAGTAAATGCATCGTAAATGAACTCTGCTTCACCAGTATCTCCCTTCGCAGGGTCAATTTCCCATGGTGCAGAGATAATGGGGTACGTGAGCATAAGTTCAATACTTTGCGCCGTTCCATCTGTGCGCAACATGTGCTGATAGTCGCGGACCATCGGCTCTTCATAGGCAAAAACGTTGCCCTTTTCGTATGAAGAGAATGGTCCATCGTACGGAAAAGACGATCCGATCTCGCCCTCAGGCGGGTCACCGTCTAGATAATCGACTTCTACAATGGGTGCGGGCTTTGGAATGCCGTAACTAACGACACCTTCGTTAATCGTCATACCAAGTCCCTCTTGGAGCCTCGACTAAAGCGCCGAAGTCTTCCTGATAGCCGGAAATATCCCAATCGATTGCGTCTCCATCCACACTACCATCATCCCAGGCGAATGCCGAGTCCGATGGGTCAAGAGAAAAGCCCAACCCAGACGCCCAAAGAGCTAGACAAACAGCATCACCACGGTCTGGAGACCGATTTAGACGCTTCCGAATGTCATCTTTGGACTCGATGACGATTTTTCCACCTGGCATTGTCTTCCAGTGAGGCGTCGACAGGTCGGAAGCGAGGTCATCATCGGGTGGGAGCATGATAGTTGGGCTCCGGGCCGGGTCTAGTGCCTCTCGCATCTTCCAATAGACCGCTGCACGGATGTTGTAGAACTCAATTTGTCCTGAAGTGTCAGTCAGAGAGGTTCTGTTACCCACGTTGACACCCATAGCGAGGAAATTGTTCTTTTTGATGCTGTCATAGACGCCTGCACCGACACCGTTGGTGTCTACAACGGCAATATCTCCACGTTCTACGTTCAATTCTTGTTGGAGAAGCGTTGCAGTCCTCTGAGTATCCCCTCGGGGCATGATTTTCGGCGTAAGGAAAGCATCACCAATACGTTCAGCAAAACAGGTCTTGTCGTTACCGAAACGCGCAATGTCAGCACCGATGATTCGTCGCCAGTCAGGAGACGTCGGACGACCAGCTTCATCCCACTCTTGCCAACGTTGTTGAGCTTGGTAGATCCAACCCAAAGGGATGACCGAAAACTCATCGACGTCGGGAAATTCACCTTCTACACGGGCCTTCCACATCGGAGAGCCTTCACCGAGGTCTCGCTTAGCATCCTCGATGTACTTCCAGGAAGTAAGGTCTTCCGATACCGACTTGGAGACCGCTTCACCTGTAAAGTTTGGACTATCAAAAACGGAAACCTTGATAGTATTCCAGCCCGAATTGGGCCGACAGACCTTCCGAAAATATGATGAGGGGTCAGTAGGGTTACCGATAGCGAGCATTCGACAGTGCTCACCTGTTGCAATGTCTCGGGCAGATCCCCATAGCCATTCAGGAATACCTGCGGCCTCGTCGATGATGACAAGCAGATACTTCCGGTGGAGACCCTGGAATGCATCGCGGTCGTGATCCTGAGGCTTCCTCCCAAAACCAACCAGACGCCCGCCAATGAGCCAGTTGTCGGAAATCTGAACTTCACCTGGAAGTCCTGCCTGAAGGTGGATCTTTCGGATTTCCTCCCACAGGATCGCGTGGACCTGCTTCACGGAAGGAGCAGTGGTCACTACTAAAGTCTGATCTGCCGGGTGTGTATCCACCCACCAGGAAGCGGCGACAGAAGCAGTAAGGCTCTTTCCAATTCCGTGTCCTGACTGAACGGCAGTTCGACGGTTGTCCCGGATAGAGCGGATGATCTCCCTTTGCTTCGACCATAATTCAATACCAGCTTTCTTAGACGCCCAGTCGACAGGGTCGAGCGGGTTTACCTGAGCTTCAAGTAGGCTTTCACCATACTCCCAACTATCGAACGATTGCTTTAGGGGCATTCATCGACTCCAATTCTGCCGTCACCTGAGCCTCGTGACGGGCGGACAGATGAGCCTCCTTACGGAAACGTTCCAGCAGGATAGCCCGTGCCTTGTCGAATGTGTCCGCGTCGAGACCAAGATCCTCAATCGTGCCCATCGCCAAACGAATCACTAGCTCCGTCTGTGCACGACCCAAAGACACAAGCTTTTCCTGTAGAGCCATCTTGGCAGCTCGCTCAGCGATCTTTGCAACCTCTGCCTTGGCAGTCTCGTAGGTCTTCACTTCAGTACGAACCTGCTCAGTGCCGTGTCGGTCTGTGTAACGCCAGTCTGAAGTGGGGATCGAGTAGAGGTTCTCTTTTGCTTGACGACACCAATCCTTGGCTTCCGCAAGAGAAGCAGCCATGTCTTCTAGAGCAGTCGTGTGGTATGCCTGAAGTGGAGCTTCAGTACGACGTGCTACTTCCGTCTCAAGGTCTAGATAGGTGAAGAGAGCACCAGAGGAAAGTCGTTCTCTGGCATGTGCCAATCCACGCGAGGTCTGCAAGTGCTCAATGCACATGTCGAAGCTAATAGCTGGAGGATTTGGGCACTTAACACGAATGTCATACTGACAGGGAGGGATCATCAAGATGCCTTCTTGGCTCGGTACTGTGGATATTCCTTCCACGATTCTGGTATCCAGACCTCACGTGGAGGTGGAGGAGGAGCGTCTGGGATTTCCCGTGCGAGTGGTGGTATTTCCGGCAATGGATTATCAAGCTTTGGCTTCTTCGACGGCATACGCTTACCATCTACACGTGGAGTCCAACCCATCCTCTTAATTCGCACTGCGTGACCACATTCGGGACTGCAAGCCTTCCGTGCTTTGAACTTGCAGTTAGTCTCCGTACCCTTGCGACGATAGAAAGTCTTCCCACACTCTGGGTTCTCGCAGACCTTTCCTGCATTCTTAATCAGGGCGTCTTTGTCTTTGGATCTGTTGATTGCAGCGCACTCCTTGCCACAGGTTTCGCGCCGATTAAAAAGTTCCTTTGACTCAGAATCCCTACGGTAGAAGTCCTCCAAACAGACTGGACACTTCTTGGGATGCTTTAGTCGGTCTTCCTTGGTGGCATCTCGTTGCTTCTGTCTATTGAGAGGGTTGGAACGTGCACACTTGTGGTCACAGTGCTTACGTACGAGGAACTTAGCGTTCTGCTCATCTTTCCGCTGTACGAGTGGCTTCTTGCACTCTGGATGGTGACAGAGTCTGTCTCCAACTGGAGAGCCAACCTCGTTCATCGTATCCGTAGACAATGTATTCACCGCCTGGCTCTTGCAGAATGGGACCGACCTTTGAAAGGTCATTAGTGCCGATAGGAAGGAGACCTTGGAGCTTGAGATGTCGATCCCAAGCTCGGATCACTGCGTAGGTATGGAGAGGGTCATCAGGTTGTAGTCGATAGTCGAGAGTTAGAAGTGGGTGACACTGTCGGTATAGATCTCTGTCCCACTCTTGAGTAACTGTCCAACCATCTATGACCTCTGTAACCTTAACACGCTTATCTCTTGGGGAGGTACAGACAGAGACAATCCAGGCGATAATCACAGAGACGCATATATACTCTATGAGTTTCCCTACGCCCATGTCTTCGCCTCCTGGGGAAAGCTTATCACGAGGAGTTTAGGGAAACGATTTACGTTCTACGGGAGTACGGGGACACCCCTACGAGGATC